GATCGCCCGCGTCAGCGCCCGCAGAACGTCGTTGTCCCCGAGCAGTTCGCCCGCCGCATCGCCCAGGTCGGTACGGAGCAGGGCAAGAATGTCACTGACCTGCGTCATCGACTCCCTCCAGCAGCTTCAACCGCCGCTTGATCGCTTCCTGGACCTTCTTGTTTTTGGCCTCCTCAAGCAGCGACCGCAGCAGATCGACATCCTGTAAGGAGTCCACCGCCGCGACCGCTTCGTGGGGCAAAAGGTCGTTGATGGGGAAGGCCAGCTTGGGACGCACCGCCCCGAGCACCTCGACAAGGCCGTTCTCCACCGCCTTGAGCACAACGGCGGTCACCCGCGAAACGTGGACCTTGCCCTCGGGCGGGATGACCACCGTGCCGTCCTCGTGAGGCAGCGACAGCCTGGTCTTCGTCAGATTCCGAATGTCCGGCATGGCCGCCTCCTACTGGTTGATGACGACCTTCGCCAGGAGTTCGGGCCTCGTGACACCCTGGGCGCACTCCATCCACACCAGCCAGCCCGTCTTGAACTTCAGCGCCTTGTAGACGCTCTCGGTGGACAGCGGCTGGCGGATGGCCCACTTCCCGATCTCCTCGTCCGGGACGATGATGACCTCGCTCATGTTGGCCGCCGCCGTGGTCAGGATGTTCGCGCCGCCGTAGACCTTGTAGATGCCCTTCTGACGCAGTTCGAGCTTGGTCTGCGGGTCGATCCCTTCCCAGGACCGCATGTCGTTGAACCGCGCGCCGCGCATGATGATCGTCGAGGGCGCAAGCTCCAGGTCCTCGAGGATGGAGAGCGCTTCGTTGAGGGCGTCCTCGGTCAACTTGCCACCGCTGGTCACGGTGATGGTGTTCTCGGCGGGGATCGCCGCGCTGATGACGGTCAGGGTCCGCTTGTCGATTTCCTTGCGGATTTCGGTCGCGGCGGCCTTCTGGATGTCGGTCAGCGTGCCGATGTTGCCGTGCTTGAGAACGGAGATATCCACCATCGGGGTCGAGTGAATCCGGTTGATCGGGAACTCCACCTCGTCCTCGCCCAGCACCGATTCCTGCGCCTCGCCGTTTTTGGAAATCCAGTAGGCCTTCACCTTCGGCTTCTTCTGGTATTTCGCGGGCTCGCCCTTGGGCAGGTTCTGCTTGGTCAGCAGCAGCGAGGTAATCTCCTTGCGCTTGATCTCCTGGTCGATGGGCGCGGCGATGGCGGCCGCGAGCGCCTTGAGGCCCTCGTCCGTCGAAACCGCCTCGGAGAGCAATGCGGCCATCGCCTCCATGTATTCCTGGGAATGAACGTCGATTCCGGTCGTTTCCATGTGTGGTTTCCTCCCTACACCAGCAGCTTGAACTTCAGCACGCCGCCGGACATGGTGATGGCCTGCGCCACGACAACCTCGCCCGCCTGCACGCCGTTGGTCAGGTTGTGGTTGGTCGCGTGGACCTTCAGCCGCTCGCCCGCCTGGATCGTGCCGGTGAAGTTGTCCGTTTCGTACACGCCGCCGCCGGTGTAGATCGTCGGCATCTCGCCGGACTTCACGTCCTTGTAAAGAATGCCAAAGGCGGCTTCCGTCGGATCATCCGCCACGGCGAACAGGTCGTCGCCGACCAGCTTCATCACTTGCCCGCACACCCCGTCGCCCTGGGCAAACCCGTCGCCATAGGCGATGCCGGTGTCGTGCTTCACGTCAACGAAGTACCCCATCTCACGCCACCTCCTGGCCCACGGTGGCTTTGTAGGAAGCCATCAGGCCGGTTTTCAGTTTCTGTTCGAGGTTCGCCGGTTTCTTGTCATCCACGACCAGCGGATCGATCCCCGCGTCGGCCTTCAGTTTGGGCTGCAGCGATGCCTCGGCCTTCTTGGTCAGATCGCCGGGCAGCGGAGGTTTGGGCGGAAACGCCTCGTCCTTTTTCTGCGTGGTCAGCGAATCGATGACCTGCTCGGTCGCCAGGATCGCTTCCTCGGAAAGCCCGGCCAGGCGATTCAGTTCCGCCGTGCGCGCCTCGTCGTTGTCGAAGGCGCGGCCTTTGCCTTCCCATTTCTTGAGGACCGTTTCGGCCTTGGCGCGCCGCGCGGCCGCCGCCTGTTCGGTCTCCAGTTCCGAAATGCGCTGCTGGGCGTCTTCAAGCTGCTTCTTGAGCTTCTTGTTTTCGGCCCGCAGGCGTTTCAGTTCCGTATCCGGGTTGTCGGTGGTCGGCTCCTCGGCGGGAGCGCCGTCGCCCGGATCCTCCTGGTCCAGGAACTCGTCCTGGCCTTTGCTCTGCTTGGTCTTGTCGGCCATGAGTTTCTCCTTCTGATAACTGGCAACCTTCTTGATCCGCGCGTTCTCGTCCGCGCCCTTCTTGTCGAGCAGGCCCACGCCGGTGAACACGACGCCGTGCAGAATCTCGAAGCACGGCTTGCCCTGGTACGTGCCGCCCTTGTAGTTCTTGAGATGGACGCAATACTCGGCTTTGCTCTTGACCCGCTTGCCGCAGATCGAGCACTCACCCTCGGCGTAATCGCACTCCATCGAGACCTGGCGGATGATTCCCTTGCGGACCAGGGCGTAAGCCTGGCGCGCCGCCTCGGTGACGCCGGTGTAAATCTCGCCCACGCATTCGATACGGCTCTTGTCGCCGTCCTCGACATATTCGGAGGACACGACGCCGCCGACGATGTCGCGGAAATCCTGGCTGTGGGAAACGTCGATCTTCGTGCCCACCACTGACTGGTACGCCTTGCGGCATTCCTCCTCGGTGAAGTGGTCGCCGTTTTTGTTGGTCCCGACGTGCGTCAGGATGAAAGAAAAGCGCTTGTCGCCTTCGTCGGTCTGCGCTTGGGACATGAGCGACCGGGTGATGACCTGGCCGGTGATCCGCGTGTGGAAATTGGCGTGAGTATTCGCCTGCGCCGCGAGCGGGCCGCTCGCCACGAAGAGCAGTTCTTGGGCGTCCTTGCCGCCGCCTTCCGGGCCGTAACGGGCGATGTTGTAGCGCACGTCCATGCGTTTCACCGCGACCTGGCCGAAGCGCTTCTTGAGCATCTCGACCACTTCGGGCTCGCGGGGGAAAGCCTTGTCCCGGTAGGACATGAGGATCGACTTCGCGCGGGATTTTTCCACCACGTCGCCGATCAGCGCCGCGATGGTTTCCTTGTTGTACTTGGTGCCCGACTCGTAATCGCGGCGGGCGTTATCGCGGATGGTCTTTCCCGCCCACATGGTCATCAGGCCTTCGACGAAGTGCATCTTGCCTTCGTAATCGTTGGCCCCGAACTCGGTGATGTAGGGCGGATCGGCGTAGACCAGGTCCACGTCGAGCTTCGGCAGGATCTCGCGCACCTCTCCGCAGAACGCCTTGCACGGCGTCCCGGAATCGAACACGAGATTGTTGATCTTGCGGACGTTCTTCACGAAGAGGTCGCGGAAATCCTCAATCGGAATCTCGCCCAAGCTCGTGTCCTTCTTGCTCTCATCCTCGGGGCGCCCGGTCATGCCCTTCTTGCTGCGGCCGAATTCACCGAACCGCGCCTTGGTCATGCAGGCGTAGCCCATCGCAAACAGCGCGATGTCCTTCTTGTAGCCCGCGAGCTTCTGCGCGTTGGCCCAGGTGTTGTCCAGGAAACGGAGGATTTCCGGGGTGAAGTAGTAGTCGGTGAACGTCTTCTCGCAGAAGTTCCCGGCATCCGGGTTTTCCGCGAGCAGTGCCTCGATTTCCTGGTCGGATACCGTGTCGGTCTGGTTTTCGACGACCGCCCTGGCGATGTGCCACGGGTAGTGCATCCGGTCGCTGGCGAAGACCATCAGCCCTTTGTGCTTGAAGAAATACGCGACATTTCCGCCGCCGGAAAAGGCGTCCAGCACGGACTTCGCGTCCTGCGGGCTGTTTTTCCAAATCCAGTCCAGCGCGAAGTACTTGCTGCCCATGTAGGGCGATACCCGGACCTTGTCATCTGCCCCGAACGCCGAAAGCAGGTCGAGGTCGCAGTCGCCCAGCGCCGACATGCCCAGGTCGTGGAAGTCGGCGGCTTCGTCCATCTCCTGCGCCGCCTGCTTCGCCGAGCACAGGAACAAATGCTCCTTCGCGTTGCTGGCGTCGCCGTGCTTCGCGCTGATCTGGTAGTGATGATCTTTGCTTTTGAGGGAAACATCCCGGCCCAGATCGCCGATGATCCGCTTCACTTCGGGTTCGCTGGGGTACGCCTGGTCGCGGTAGCTGATGATCCAGTTGCGGATATGGACGCACGCCCCAAGGAAATCCCGGAAGAAGTTCGACGCGTTCGCCTTGGTCATCCCGGATTTCTCGATCCGGTAAATCTTGGTCTTGCTGCCCTCGACGATCTCCTTGCCGTCCCAATACGTCATCAACCCTTCGATGAAGTGGTAGGACCGCTCGTAGTTGGTCTGCGAGAAGTGCGTGGCGTAGGGCGGGTCAAAGTACGCGAGGTCGGCCTTCACCTGCGGGCCGACGTCCATGATGTCGCCGCACGCCGCCCGGCAGGGCTGGCCATTATCGAAAGCGAGAGAGTTGATCGTATGGACGTTGTCGGCGAAGCGCTGCTTGAAGCGCTCCGGGTTGTCCTGGCGGTCGCCGTGCGGGATGGTCGTCCCGAAATGCCCGAAGCCGCCCTTGCCGGTGATGCAGGACTTGCCCAGGGCGAAGAGCGCGATGTCTTTCTTGAAGCCGTCGGCGGGGAGCTTGTCGATGTTGGTGCGGATCGTGTCGATGATCCCGTGGACACCTTCGGAGAAATAGATGCCCGCAAAGTGCTTGCGGACGAAGTCGCCCGCCTGCGGGTTGTCAGCCAGCAGCGCCGCGATCTCCTCGTCGGTGACCGTCTCGCCGGGGTTCTCGATGATGGCGCGGGCGATGTGGTAGCAGTACCGGAGCTTGTCGTTGGCCGTGACCGCTTTGCCTTTTTGCTTGAACATGAAGCCGACGACCGAGGACCCGGAAAAGAGGTCGGCCACGGCGCGGGCGTCGTCCGGCGTGTTCTCCCAAATGAAATCGATCAGCTTCTGCTTGGAGCCGATGTAGTTGGTGACATACCGGCGCTGCTCCTCGGAGGCCTGAGCGGACAGTTGCTCGTCGCCGAACAGCGCAAGCTCCGCTTCCGCTTCGAGCAGGAAAGTCAGCCGGTCCATGTCGGTTTGCAGCGCCACGCTCGCTCCACAAAACAAAAGCCCCGGTGAAGCGGGAATTTTTCATCCCAACTTCACCGGGGCTCGATGGTTTCGACGACCCCGAAGGTCTATGCGGTTGTCACAGGTCCTCGGGCTTGATGTTCCGTTCGACCTTGATGTTGCACAACTTGCCGTTCTGGAAACTCAGCGTCAGGGTCCCGAAGAATCCTTGGGCTACGAGCTTCTCGATGTAGGCGAACAGCTTTTTCATAAGGGCAGAATATGGGTTGGGTTCAGGAAGGGCAAGTTCGTTTAGTGGAAGTTTTCACCCCGCAAGACTTCCACCTTATTCATTCATTGTCGCAGTCGTAGACCTGCTCGACACCCTTCGCTGTGTCGTAATTTCCAAAGACAACCAAAGTTAGTTAAGGCAGATGATAAAATAACTATTGCAAAATTTAGAAGTCATCAATAGGGCCGGATTGAATATTTGGAATTTGGTTTGGCTTCAAGTTTATTTCAATCCAAAAACGCGAAGTCCCGAAATCATCATCCACTATCAAATATTCGATCCTAATCTGGTGATGTTCATTTTTAGAAACTTCGATATGCATCTCCTGTGCAAATACATCAATACTGGAATTTCGGCCTATTACGTATCTGTTCCCATCCTTCGAGGATTCAAAAGTGAATGCGTCTAATGTTCTGGTTTCACCTGAAGGGATTTCAATAAAATATTCTTTTCTATGCTCCCATTTCAGCAAGCATCTTTTAAGCTTTTCCCAATTACCTGCTGCTTGGCGATTGTCTAGCATGGCACTTGTCATATAAGCACGACATCGATCAGCCCATCTAAATTCATGATTGTTAGTTACATCGATATGCCTCATGGTGGGTTCGGTTTCATGAATATCTGGTCTTTTTTCGCTAATCCTCAAGGCAAGCTTGCCCTGGTAATATTTTTTATTTACGGCACTATTTAACTTATTAATTGTAGTAACGATTTCTTGATCTAACCTTAAGTTATTGCTGTAATTTAAACTGAATGAATTTATTATATCACGCAAGTTTATCGAATCCAACTTCCTGACCTGCAGATTCTTTAAAGGTGTTCTAAATTTATCTACTGTAAATGTTTCGAGACCCAGAAGTGCAATGGCCTTTCCACGGGCGATAAAGGCTCCGACCTCAAACGCTATCCAAGGAATGTCAATAGAGTCGCGAGATATAAGCACAATTATACAGTCAAAGGTTTTTAATGCATTTGTTATTGTCTCAAAAAAGGGCTTCCCAGCCATGATGTTAGATGCCGCAAAAATCTCAACCGAATGGAAGCTTTGAAGAAATATTTTCAGAATCTGGGCACATTCCTCATCCTCACTAGCATAGCTGATGAAAAGCCTCGTTGGGATATTCGCGCCTGATTCGGTCATGGAAGCCTCCTTTCCTTGATTGTGTTCAACAAATATGCGAGAGTCAAGCATTGTCTAAGTTGGAACGACACCTCACGTTATCTCGTCGACTGCCTGCACAGCCTTTTGGTCGATAAACGCCCAGGGATTCAATACTTCGGGGATTTCTCTATTTTTTCTAGAACCGCCTCGATGCATTTACCCGAGTTCTCGTACTCGTCGGTCTCCACGGTCTCGCCGAACGCCCCGCGATAGGGCGAGCGGCTCTCGCGCCAATATTCCAGAAAGCCTGAATTCAGGCAAGGTTTAATGTCCTTTTCCACCCACCCGTTGACGAGCCAGTTGACCTCATCCTCACGCTCCTCAAAACCCGGCGGGTACCCGGCGTCGAATCCCGTCGGCGTCACGACCCACACTCCGGCTGGCACGTAGGGATCGACGCCGCGCTCGTGGCGCTTCTCGTCGAACACATAGTCGATCATGTACCGCAGTTTCATCTCAGTCCTGCCTTGGCCATCGAGCCGAACTCGTCGAGGATCGTCTCCAAGCATTCTTCGACACGCTTTTTCATGGTTGCCAGCCGCTTCATGTAGGCGGTCCATTCCTCTGCCAGTTCGGGGTCCTCCGACGCGCAGATTTCGTTGATCACGATTTTTACGCCATGTTCGTCCCACATCTTGGCACCATAGATGCGACCGTCGACATCGATCCATTCTATTCGTTCCACAAAATGCAGGTGGTTCCCATGCATACTCGCGCCGAAGTCGACGAAACCCCGGTCGATCATCAGGATCGCATAAATCCAAGACCTTGCCGATCCATCGGGACCGATATTCGGCTTCGCTCCAAGTACTTCCAATCGATATGGGAAGAATGTCAGACTTCCACCATCGTCGAAAAACACGCCGTTCCAAAAACCGTCGCGGGTGATGCCGTCCAGGGTTTCCTGGACACGCTTGATTTCCGCCGTTACATCGACCGGTGCCATTTATCACCTCACAAAAACGATATCTTCGATTTTACGCCCGTCCTGCAGTCGGTTGATGCCGCGATTCTTGAACGCCGCGAGCACTGCCGACCGCTCCGACGAACTTTTTGCCACGATGCACTCCAGGTTATCGAGCAGAGTCACCGTGTACTTGAATATCGTCTCATCGCTGGTATCCCGGCTGACGATCCGCTTCCAATCTTGGATGAACGATTTCCGGTGCTTGCGGACTTCGTCTCCGGTGCAGCGACCGAACTTATCATGATCATACGTGATCGAATCCATCCGGCGCAGCAATTTTCGTTTGAAGTAAAGTCCAGGTTCTCCAGGTCGCGCCGCTGTTGGCGTCTTGCGAATGCGCGTGAAGAAGTATGTCGCGCCGCCGGATTCCATGTCCGCGACCGGCGACATACCGCCCGGTGTGATTCCCAGGCGCATTTTCTCTACCGTGGAAACCATCGCGCCGTTGTTTTCAAGCGCCAAGTTGAGGAACTCGGCCACATCGCCGTCGTTGGTTAGCCGGTGTTTCAGTGAATACTCGCCCAGTTCTCGATCCAGATCAGCATCAGTGATATCAAAACGCATCTGGACCCTACGCCCCGCGCCTTCAAGCTTGCCACGCGTCGCATGCTGGAAGCTGCCGAAAGAATCGTAGTGGGGCAGCTTGGATATATCGTCCACGCCCAGTTCCTCGTTCCAGAACTGCCGCAGCATCTTCACCTGGGCCTGTTTTGTGTTGAGACCCTCGGCTTTCGTCATCGCACGCTTGAATCGTGGGGTCTTGTCGATTCCCTGGATGTAGGCCTGTTTCTGCAAGTACATGAACTCCGCATCCTCGATGCTTGCCGGAGAAGCATTCAGGCCCAACCGCTCGACCTTATCAAGGGCTTTTTCGACAGTCTGGGGGTTGCATAAGCCGTCGATACGGATTTCCAATTCACCCGCCGATGCGAAGATGTCCTTGTTTCCGGCCCAAGGGCGGTAGATCGCGGTAACACCATCCTCGAACTCGATCTCGAACTGTGTGCCGTCGGCCATATAGCGCCCAAAGACCGACGACAGATCACGCTCGGTGCCATCGGTAATGATCTCGCCCGCCGTGTTCGTCCGCTTCTGCATGAGCACCTTGCTTTTGCGGACGACCATATCCTTGGGCTTGGGAACCTTGGAAACATCCTGCAGATCGGGCATGGTGCGCCGGACATATTGCGTGAATGTTGGCAGTTTCGAAACGCCGGTCTTGCCGATCTTTACGACATCGACCGTCTTCTGCATCTCGCGCAGCATGTCCAGATACTGCTCGGCCATTTTCGCCACTTCCGGGTCGCCCTGCGCCGTCTGTTTGACCAGGCTCTCCCAATGTGACATCGCCTTTTCGATTTTCTGGCCATTGAATACCTTGTCGCCCAAGTGGTGGTTGACGCTTTTTATGGCGGTTAGGATGTCATCGAAAAATACATCTTCTGGCAGTGGGGCGCCGATCTGCGGCAGGATCGTTTTCTTTCCCGGCGGCCCGGCTTTGCCGAGGGCCTCCAGAATCTTGTCCTCATGTTCGGGGCGCACCTTGATTTGCACAACGGTCTGCTTGCCGGTGACCTTCGATCCCTTTTTTACCGTCTGCTGGAACACGAGCGCGTTCTGGTCCTCGATCTGGTCGACGTCGATGGGGATGGATTTTCCCTGCCATCCGGCCTCGGCGGCTTCCTCGACCATTCGTTGCTCATGCAGACCCAGACGCGCCGCACCTTTTTTCGCGGCCTTCGCGTCGAACGAAAATCCCGGCAGCCCACGTTTCTTCGCCATCTTGTCATAGAATTTCTCGAAGTCGCTCCGGACGCTGTGCTTGCGGTCGAGGGCCATCTGGTAGAAGGCGTCGAGTTTCGCCGATCCCTTCTTGAACCGCCGCTCGGCATAAGGACGAAGCATTTCGAGAAACTGCTCATCGGGAATTGCCTCGACCCGCTCGATGTAGGTGAGGGTCGCCTGCAGATTCATGTCGATGCGTTTTTCAGAAAAGGCTCGCATCACCGTGTTGTAGTAGGGCTCGGAAGCGCCGTAGGGCGCGTTGGGGTGGTAGGCGATATCAAGAGCGTCGTCGCCGAGGAACTTGTACAACTGCCCTTTGTCGATTCCGTACAGATGGCCGTCGGTGCCGCGCAGAAAGTTTTCCCAGTGGCCGTCGTGATTGCTGATCAGCCAGTCGATGACGTGTTCGCGCTGGACCTGCTCCAGTTCGGCGGGCAGCAGATCCTTTGGATCGATGCCCTTGAAGTCCTTCTGTGCCTTGAGCTTGGGAACCATCCGCTGGATCGAGCCGACTTCCCCGTCCAGTTCGATGAGCCGGACTTCGACAGCGTCCGGATCGATCAGGCGGCCAATGCGGTAGGCGACCTCGTCACCGTGGGCGCGGAAATCCTCGGAGATCGGTTTGAAGAGCCATTTGTTGCCCTGGTCGTCGTCGTAGACGTATTTGCGGTGCGCACCGCCGAGTTCGCTCCGGACTTCACGGCGATTCTTGAACGGCTTTCTTGCCTTGATCTTTTCCCACTGGGCATCGACGTCCCGGAACGGTTCATCGACCGGTGCGAGCTTCGTCGGATTTTTCGGCGGAAGCGGCGACTCCGGGATGCTGACGGGCTTGGGCGGTTCGGCGGCGGGCTTGGGCTTCGCGGTCGGGGCGGTCTTTGCCTTTTTCCCGCCATGCTTCTCGGCCCACTTCGCCCATTTCGCTTCGACCGAAGTTTCAACCTTGGCCAGTTCCGCTTCGTCGAAGACCGTGAACCGGGCGATCAGTTCGTCTTTCGTGTGCCACTGGTAGTGCTTGAGCTTGGTTTGCTGGGCGAGCTTCTTGAGGTCGTCCAGCGACATGTTTTTGACCTTGGCTTCCCAGGCCGCGATCTTTTGGGCGAGTGTTTCCGAGAGCGGCCCAACTTCACCGGCCGCGATGAAATCCGCATGCTGCGTGTACGACTGCGCCGCCTTCTTCGCTGTATCGAGAAAATTTTGATAATGGGTCGGGTCTTCCGGCACTGTCACCGATTCGATGGCCTTGACCAGTTCGGTCTTGTGCTTGACCGCTTCCTCAACCGCCTGCACCGCTTTCTTGTCGATGGAGAGCGCCTGCTGAAGATCTGAGATCAGCATTTCCTTCGGCTTCAGCTTGCCGATCCCGAACTGCTTGATCTTGTCTTCAAGTTCCTGGCCCTTGAGCATGAAGTGCGGCTTGGCGGGGTTGGGATCGAGCTTCTCCAGTTCGGCGATGAAATGGTTCTTCGTTTTGGCAATAGAAATGCCGTGCTTCTTGGCTTCGTCCTGCAGTTGCTGGATGGTCATCGACGCGAAGTCCGGCAGCGTTTCAGCCGCCTCTTTCACGATGGCCGCGTGCGCCGCATCCCACTGCTTGAGCAGGGCGATCAGATCATCCTTCGTGCAGGTCTTGCCGATGCTCTGCTTGGCAACTTCGGCCATGATGTCCTTGGTCGCCCAGGTCGAATAATCGATGCCCGGATTCTGCTGGCCGAGCAGCTTGATGAAATCAGCCTTGGTCCGGTAGATAGAAATCCCACGCTTCTTACACTCATTTTGAAGCGGCTTGAGACCCAGCGATTCGTAATCACCCTGTTTGATCGCCTTGTTGGTTTGGGCTTGCTCGGCCTTTTGCGCGCCAGCGACGTTGTGGACCTGCTCGGGCGTCATGAGACATGCGCCGGCAGCATCCGCCGGTCCCGCCATTGCCTGTAGCTTGAGCGTTTGCGCCGAACAGACCCGCAAAGGCACGGCGGTTACTGTGCAGCGGCAGTTTGGGTGGCGGGGCAGCGGAGGCGTTTTGTCCACTGGAAATATCTGCCCGTCCAATGCTGAACAGATCGGACACAACCGCTCGTCGGCCGCGACCATCCACCGGACCTCGCGGACGCCGACCGTGTCGTAAAACTTGAGCCTCCCCTGGTTATGAGCCCGCAGTATCTCCGTTCGGGCGATCAGTTCGATGCGCTGCTGCGCCGAGGCGAAAACGGTTTTGCCCGCCTGCTTGAAGGCTTCCTTGTCCAGGATCACCGAGCCGATGTTTCTGGCGATGTTCGGGATGGACAGGCCCTGCGCAATCCCGACCGTCAGCGCATTTTTCACGCCGGTGAGCAGATCCGTGGAAACCTGACCGGCCAGCTGGACGTCGAAGCGCACCAGAAAATCGAGCGCGCTTTTGTCCATGAGGGAAAACGCATCCTTGGCCAGTCGCTTCGCGGATTCATCGGTGAGGCTGTCGTATCCCGGAAGACCGTGGACCTTTAGTTCCAACGCGCCCTGGGTGATGCCTTCGAGGTGAGATTCCTTGGCGGCGGCCTTCAGCGCAAGGGTGTGCTCGGCCTTCAGCCTCTTGATGGTGCCGTCGAGCCGGTCGGTGAGCGCGGCCAGCCGAATCTGGTTGATCTTTTGCCCGGGCGTGAGGGCGCCGAGATCGGCGTACCGGAGCAGATCGGCCTTGATCCGCTTTTCGGCCTCGCGCATAGACCCGACCAGCGCCGCAACCTGCTTCTCGGTGTACAGGTCGCGGGCCGCGAACGACGAAGCAACCGCTTGCTTGATGCGTTCGGCCTGGTCGAGGGCGACAGCCAGCATTTACACCGCCGCGTGGCGATAGAAGCGGCAAGCCGGGTCGAACAGCGATGCGTCCCGCTCCAGCACCCGGCAGCGGTTGCTTTCCTCGTCGAAGTGCAAACAATCGCTGCAGGTCTCGCCGGAGGCGCGGGTCTTGGCCGCCGCGTCCGCGTACATAGCCTCGACCGCTTGCTGTTCATCCTGCTGGATCGCCTGATCCTCGGCGGCGTCTTCCATCCCCAGCAGCTTGCGGGCCGACGCCGGGCTCATGATCCCCAGTTGCACCAGGGAGGTCACATCCTTGATGTCCCAGTTCATGTCGACCAGGCGCTGCTCCTTGGCGCGGTTGGCCGACTCGACCTCGGGATTCAAATCCATCTTGGCTTGGAGCGTGTTCTTGGAAATCAGATTGCGGTCGTACAGATCGATGAGCAGCCGCTTCTGATCCACCTCACTGGTCAGGTCCAGATCCGAGAACTCGTAATCCACGTCAGCGTCGATGCCCTTGAGTTCCATCCACTCGTAGAAAATCCAATCCAGAATCCGCCGCGCGGCCTGTTTGATCTCCTTGAGCATGATCACCATCTTCTGCATCGAGACCGAGGCCG